TACAAGATGATTCTCGGCAGCAACGAAATGAAGTTGAGTACGGGATTGGTTTCCTCTTCTTTGGCTTCCGAAGTGTTCACCGGCATCGGTTTGCCGCGTATTGAAATCAAGGAGGACTACGTGAAAGACCAGACGGGAAAGAATGTGCAGATTTACGCGGATAACCGTATTACTCTGTTACCTTCTGACAACATTGGTTATATGCGCCATCATACCCCGTATGAAGCGACAGACCCAGTACAAGGACGTACTTATATCCCGTCAGAGGGGCAGATGCTTATCTCTAACTACCGTGACAAAAACGGTCGCTACATGGAATATACGGCAGAGTGGATTCCGCAGATTTCCAATCCAGATTTGATAACCAATTTCGATTTGAGCGAAATTGCATCCATCCAATCAGCATAAGGGGGTAGGATATGAAAGTAAAGGTTATATCAGTTTTCCGCGACAAGTTCACCGGAAAGTATTATACTCCCGGTGAATTGATTGAAGTCGGTGAGGAAGCCCGTGTGCTGGATATGGAAAGCCGCAGACTCGCTGAACGGATTGAGGTGAAAGCTCCCGAAGTGAAAGCCCCTGAAGAAAAGAAAGAGGTGAAAATTTCCCTCTTTGAAAAGGAGTTTGAGAAGAAGGCTTTGATTGATGCTTTGAAGTCTATCGGTGCGCAGGCTTCCGGCAATATGAAAGAGGAAACTCTTTTGGCTAAGGTTGCAGAACTGGATGAAGAATCAACAGCCAAACTGAAAGAAGCATTAGGTATCGAGTAAAAGGATAGGGTAGTGCTTCTACCCTTCCATTGTCTAATTTTATAAATCAGAAAAGAAATGAAGAATTTTATTTTTGCCATGTGTGGCTTTTTAATGATGTCTTTGGTTTCGTTGAGCGTGCAGGCATCGAGTGTGGAATCTTCTAAGTGTGAGTATGTGACTCCATCGGTTGATGCCAGTCTGCCGGATATTCAGTTTATCACTTTGGAAACGGCTCCGGCTGATTGTGTTGTACTGACCATGCCACAGACTATATTCTTGGTTACAAATAACCCGGCTATGATGTGTTCGATAAAAGAGGAAGCGGCTATTCAAGGGATACGAATTAATGTTCCCAAATGCCCGTTCAGATACATCTATAAATCAAAGTATTGCACGCATTATAGCTATACCGCATATAGTAAGCTGATTACACCATATTGATTGATAACAGTCATGAGTAACAAGGAGTTTGTATTAAGCGTATTTGATAAGAATCCCCCGTCTAATCTTGTAGTTGAAAATATACTTTCAAGAACGGGATTGGATGGCGAAGCACCTTTTGCCGAGGAAAATAGGGCAAGATTAGAGGTCGCTTGTGCCAAGCAAATTCCGTGGATGATACAAAATCCATCTTCGGTCAGCGAAAGCGGATTTTCTGTGTCTTGGTCTAATCATGTTGATAGCCTAATGAAATTGTACTCATGGCTGTGCAAACAGTACGGTTTGAAAGACGAACTGAGTAACAAACCTAAAGTGACTTTCTTATGATATTCGCTCCCCACATATTGCAGGTTAAGGTTATCACCCCGATGGATAAGGATGAGTTCGGAAGACCTATTCCCGGTACAGGTGGTGAATACTGGCAGGAGGTATGCAAATGCCGTTGTGATGATGTAAGTGCGGAAAAGAAAGTATCTATCAATGGTGCTTTGTATGATTTCAAGTACAAGGTAGTCTTTGACAAGCCGTCAAAGGTTGAAGCAGGTGCAGAGGTTCGTTGTTTGAATGTCGATGGAAGCATAAGAGGTGAAGGAGTTGCTAAAAGCCCTTTGGAAACAAACTATTTTTCCTACAGAGTAATATGGTTGGAATAGATGCAGACTTTTCGGATGTTGACCAGTTCTTTGAGGACGGAACAAGCGAAGTCGTTGCTGGCATGAAAGAAGAGGGAGAGGCATTTGTTGAAGATGCAAAAGCTACCGGAAACTATCAAGACCACACAAAACATTTGAGAGAATCGAATGATTATGAGGTTAATGAAGATGGCTTAATTCTGAAAAACGAAGCTGATTATGCTTCATTCGTGGAATCCAAAGGATTTGAAGTTGCAGGAAGTGCAGCGATAAGGACAGAAAAAAGATTGAAAGATAGATTTGAACGATGATAGTAACCACCGACATAGGAAACATCCTCTACCGGGACTGCAAGATTTTCGGAATAGACATAGTACCAGCAGGAGAAACGCTGACGGGTGAATTGAAGTCCGAAAGGATTGTCATCCACACGAAGAAACAACAGCCGGGAACTTATTGGAAGAAATCTTTCGCAGAAGTGAATCTATGTGTACCCAATTTAAGCGAGAATGAAGCGAACACAATCCGGCTTAACGAACTTGAAAGAAAGGCTGGCAAGCTGTTTGATGATGTAGTAAGCACCTATGATGGTATGACATATCGTTACTCTATTGATTCTATCGGTACAGAAGCGGACACAGCTTTGAAGTGTCATTATGTGAATGTGAGAATTTTGTTTAATGTATTAAATGTAAAATGATATGATTACAGCAGTAGAAATTGACGAACTGTATTATGCAGAACCGATTAAAACGGTTACTACTCCAGCTGCCGGATTAACAGGCGCAGAAGTAGCCACCATCTTGAAAAACGCAGCAACGAAGCGGGTCAAGAATGTGCATGGTGACACGTATCAATACGAAGAAGCAGAGGCAAGTGTAACTCGTTACAAAAACGCTTTGACTGGTGAGTACTACCGGGAAACGTCTGAACCGGGTGAGGTGAAAATCAACTTCACCATTGGTGAGTATGATTATGCTACAAAGGCTGATTTACAAGGTGGTAAAGCCACAGAAAAGAATTGGGAAAGAGGCAAGTATAAGCCTATTCATAAATGTGTGATTGGTAAAACCAAAGACGGAGTTTATGTTGTGTTTCCGAAAGCGGCTATCAATGCCCGTGGCTCTAATACCGATAAGGCTGTCGGATTGGCTGTTTCGGCCGTTCCCCTTTCCACAGGTGTAGATGGATTGGCTTCCGAAAAGTGGTTTGACGAATCGGAAGTTGTAGTGCCGGAAGGTTGATAATTTTTCAGTAAAAGGATTGTTTTCAGATGGCGGTGGGTGGTTGCTCACCGCCTTTTTAATTTAATGTTATGAATAATCAAGCAGCAAAAACGGTTTCTGATGCCCTATTAGGGCTGGATTTTAAAAATGTAGGGATAGGTGGAATCGTTTATACCATCAAACCGCCTACAATTAAAGTTATCTGTCGTGCCATTCATCATTTTTCCAATATCGCCCTGCGAGGAGATAATATCATGGAGGCTATTAAAGAGCTTCCTAAAGCTACTGAAGATATGCTGAAAGGTATTTCATGCTTCATCTGCGGGAATGATAGTTTGGTCAAAGAATTGGAGAACGGCACTTTTGAAGAAGTCAAAGATGCCTTGGAAGTCTGTTTCTCTATGATGGATATATCGGCTTTTCAGTGTGTCAGCTCGATGAGGAACGTGTCGATGCTGGCAGCAAGACCGAAACAGTAGGAAACACAACGTTCTTCGGGCAGATAGCCCATTTGATTGACACGCTTCATCTGAGTTATACAGAAGTGTTTGAGGTTATCCCTTATCGGAATTTGCTGATGATGCAACGGGATAAATTACACGCAGTATATGGTGGTCAAAAAGTGAATAGAATCAGTGGTAAGGAATTGGCTAATCGTAGGAAAAAGAAATAGATATGGCGAAATTATATTTTAAGGTAGGTAGTGACTGGGAAGAAGTTGTAAGGCTCCGTAATGAAATTGCGAAGTTAAAACAAGAGTTAATGAGCATGGATGGCACGCAGTCTCCTGCTGCTTTCAAGGCTTTAAATGTCCAACTTGCTGCATCTAATCAAAGATTGGATGAGTTGGTGACTAATGCAGCCAAAGCTGGAGCGGAGATGGAAACGGGATTCAAAAGGAAAATCTTCGATGCTTCCCAATCTGTAAATGGGTTCACAGAGAAGATTATCGCTCAAAAGAATGCCATAGGTTCTCTTCAAACAACTATTCGTAAAAATAAGGAGTTATATAAGAACATCGTTTCAAGAGGTGGGGAAGATAAAGAACTGCTTAATCACATCAGCAAACAAGAAAGAGCGCTCGGTAAAGAACGGGATGCTTTATTCAACCTCACCCAACAGCAAGCCGAAGCGCGTCTTTCCGTAAAGAAACTCCGGGATGAATATACACTTTATAAGAATGATGGGAAACAAGTAGTAGAAACTAACGAAGGTATCGCTATATCTTGGAAGAAAGCGCTGGCAGTTATTGGTGGCGCCGGAGTATTAAAGGCATTAGGTTCTGAAATGATTCGTGTGCGTGGCGAATTTCAATCTATGCAGACCGCTATTGAGACTATGGTTGGAGAAGATATAGCAGGGCGACTGATTCCGCAAATCAAGGAGCTGGCTAAGATTTCTCCACTTACTATGTCAGATATGGTTGGAGCAGAAAAGATGATGCTTGGATTTAACATACAAGCAGAAGACACTATCAAATACTTGAAAGCCATTAGTGATATTTCTATGGGAGAATCCAGTAAGTTCAATTCGCTGACTTTGGCATTTTCACAGATGTCAGCAGCGGGTAAACTTATGGGGCAGGATCTGAATCAAATGATAAACGCTGGATTCAACCCGTTACAGATTATTTCCGAAAAGACAGGAAAGTCTATTGCTACACTCAAAGATGAAATGTCCAAAGGTGTTGTTTCCGCTGAAATGGTACAGCAGGCGTTTATAGATGCCACATCGGCAGGCGGTAAGTTCTACAATATGTCTGAGAATGCTTCAAAGACTATCAATGGTCAGTTGTCTATGATGCAGGATGCTTTGAATTCCGTGTTTAACGAATTGGGAACTAAGTCGGAAAGTGTTATCATGGACGGTATTCAAATGACAACTTCGTTGATTCAGAATTATGAAACAGTAGGGAAGGTCTTGGCTGGATTAGTGGTTACTTATGGTACATACCGGACCGCAGTGATGCTTGTTACTGCTGCTGAAAGTAAGCATACCCTTGTGGAGATTGGACTTACCAATGCCCGTTTATTGGCACGAAAAGCGCAGTTAGCTTTAAACGCTGCAATGCTTACTAATCCTTATGTTTTGTTGGCTACTGCCGTTATTGGGCTTGGTGCTGCAATGTGGGCTTTCCACGATTCGACAACCGCGGCGGAGAAAGCGCAAAAAAGATTTGACGAGCAAAAGAAACAGTCTATTAAAAAAGAGCAAGAACATAAACAAAGGCTTGAAGAATTGATTTCCACCCTTCAAAATGAATATACCTCTTCTATGGATAGGGTGAAGGCAATGGATGCAATAAAGAATGAATATCCCGCTCTCTTCCAAAAATACATAGATGAAAAAGGACATATTAGAGACTTGATAGCTTTATGGAAAGAATACAATGAGGAAGCTGGAAAGAGGAACGTAGAAGAGAATAAAATTAATTACAACAACTCTAAAAAACTAATTGGTGAATACGAACAGGTTATCGGATTATGGAAAAGGTTCGGAGAAGACCCGAATTTTCATAAAAACAGTTTGAATGAATCAGAGAAAGAACTTGCTGACAAATATAGGAATGAAACTTTATCTACTTTGAAATCAAAGTTGGATGAAGAAAAAAACATTTTCACAAGTTATCAAAAAGAAGTCCGCTCAGATGAACTCGCTCAATGGCAACTTGATTTAAAGAAAAATACTGATATTCAGATAAAGTCAGAACTGAATGAAATGAAGCGCCTTCAACAAGCAAGAAAGAATAATAAGTGGTATTCTTTGAATGTAGGCATTGGTTCTTTGAAAGGTGCGACTACTGAATCTGAATTGCAAAGTAGAATAGATATACTTGAATCGGAGTTAAAGTCACGTAAAACCTCAACCTACCAGCAAGACCTTGCGAAAGCCAAATCCGATTGGGAAAAGGCAAAGAAAGGTTATGAAGTTCTTTTAAAAGACCAACAAGCAACATCGGAACAGGTAAAAAAGGCCCGTGAAGATATGCTATCAAAAGAGAAAGCCTATAAAGATTTAGGTGGCATCACTGGAAGCTCGTTGACTAAGCAGGAAAATCAAGCCAAGAAAGCAGCCGCCAAGCAACTCAAACAGCAAGAACTGCTTACCGAACAACTCTTTTCCATTCGTCGGAAAAACCAGCAGGATGAAATCAACCTCATGGAGGATGGCACTGAAAAGAAGCTGGCTCAGATTGACTTGGACTATCAAAAAGAACTGGATGCTATTAAAAAACAGCGCAAGGATTGGGAAATGGAGCAAGGTGGAAAACTGACAGATAAACAAGAGGAGAAACTTGGCACATGGGCTTCTAATGCCGCTAAAAAAAGAGAAAGCGATATTGATTCAACAAGTAAAGCCAAACTTGAAGCCGACAAAAAAGCATGGCAGGAGTATTTCATTGAGTTCGGCAACTACCAGGAAAAGCGCAAAAATCTTATTCAGAAGTACAATGACGAGATAGCCAAACTGCAAACCGACAGCCCGGAGTACGCTTCCAAGGTAGCCCAAAAGAACAAGGCTCTTGAACAGCTTGATGAACAGTTCGGTCACTCCACAAAGGCGATGGCAGACCTCTTTGAAGATGCCAGCAATAAGTCCGTTTCCGCTATTCAGTCCATCATTGACAAATACGAAACCCTTGTCAAGTACATGTCCGGTACTGATAAAGACATTTCTATTGCTGATTTGAAAGGAATGGGCTTTACCGATAAAGACATTGAAGGGATAGAAAAAGGGGAAATATCCATCAAGGATGTTACAGACGCAATCAAAGGGTTAAAGGATGAACTTAAAGGAAAATCACCGTGGCAGGCTTTCGTCTCTGACTTGGAGAAAGGGATAGAAGCCATAAAAAAGGGTGGCAACGATTCCAAGAAAATCGGTCAAGGAATCACCGATATAGGAAATACTGTGACGTCTTTTGCCCCTGCATTGAATGAGTTTGGCTCAAGTATCGCCGACATATTCGGATTTGACGACAGTAAGATAACAAGTGCCATTGATGCGCTTGGCGGCTTAGGACAAACGGCATCCGGGGTCGGGCAAATCATGTCGGGTGATATTGTCGGAGGCGCAATGAGTGCGGTTTCTGGAATTTCCGCTGTAGTGTCTGCGTTGGATGGGATGTTCGGTGCCGATTATTCCCACTATAACGAGATGGTAGAGGAATATAACAAACTCTATGAGATATGGGATGAGCTGATAGACAAGAAACTGGAATATATCGGCATTTCCTACGGTATAGAAGCGGACAAGGTCGGAGAAGAGGCGCTTAGCCTTGTTGAAAAGCAGATTGAGGCATATCGCCTGCTGGGAAAAGAATGCCTTAATTCCGGTGCATCCGCAGGTTCCCATTCCATTGGCAAGCGGATGGCAAAGAACACCTCGTCAAGCGACTGGCAGGACATTGCCGACGCACTCGACATGTCAGTCAATGCCGCCAAAGAGTTTATCGGGACCGGAAGAATGACCGGACTGTTTGACCTCACTGTTGAGCAATTGGAGAAACTTAAATCCGAAGCTCCTGCCTTCTGGGCGAAGATGGACGGTGACGTGCAAGAATATTTGAACGGCATTATAGATGGAGAGGAAAGGATTGAGGATATTCAGAACCAGATTAGTGAACAACTGACACAGACAACGTTCGATAGCGTTTTCGACAGTTTTGTGGATACCCTCATGGATATGGGCAGTTCCGCGAAAGACTTTTCTGACAGTTTCAGCGGATATATGCAGCGTGCCGTGCTTACCACAATGGTAGGCAACAAATTTACCGAGGACCTTCAAACGTGGTACGATGCCTTTGCCCAGGCCAATAAAGACCAAGGAGGCATTACGAAGGAGGAGATGGAGGCTCTTCGGAAGCAGTATGACGCAATTGCCGGTTCCGCACTTGCCGAACGTGACAAGCTTGCGGAAATTTTCGGATGGACCAAAGAGGATACCGACAGTAGCACGGATAACTATGAGGATTTCATCGGTAGTATGCAGAGTTCTCTTACTTCCCTTGATGTGACGGCCAAGGATGTTTCTGATAATATCTATGATTACTTCCGTCAGGCAATGATTAACGCTCTGTATGAAAAGGAGTACAAGAGCAAGATGGAAGAGTTGTACAAGACCTTTGAGGGGCTTTCCAAAGACGGATTGTCCGAGAGTGACATGGCACAACTCGGCTCTCAGATTGACCAATACATTGAGCAGATGATGAAGGGCGTAGAGGACGTTAATAGTTTGTTTGCTGACAAGCTGAAGAACGCCGAAGACTTGCAGTCGTTTGTTGATAGCGTCAAGTCTGCCATGTCCTCTGTCGAAGCCACTGCCGAGGATGTGACAGACAACATCTTTGAGTACATCCGTCAGCAGATGGTTGATAAGATGTTCACTGATAGCTTCCAACCGCAGATAGAGGAGTTATACAAGAAGGTTCAGGAAGCCATGTCTGACGGTGACATAACCGGCGCTGAAAAGGATGCGTTAAGAAACGAAGCGGAGAAGTTGGCTAACGACATTACGGCCGCTAAGGATATTCTGAGTGATACTCTTGGCATTACTGAGAGCAACCTAAAGAAAGAACTTGAGGAGGAATTCAAATCATTCTCCGATGGGATATTAAGTTCCTTGTATGATACGGAAGTTACTGCTGAGACTGTTGCCAAGAATATCTCCGATTCCATGCGGAAAGAGCTTATTGAGGCAATGTACCTTGAACAGTACGAACCGCGTATCAAGGCCATCTGGGAAAAATGGAAGGAATACTCAGAGGATGGACTTGTAACCGATGAAGAGCGTACAAACATCAAGAATGACATTGACGGGTTGAGCAAGGAGGTCGCCGATGCTGCCGGGGAAATCAGTGACGCGTGGAAAGACTCTGGAGAGGAGGTAAGGAAAGCGTTCAACTCTTTCTCCGACAGTATCAAGAGTGTGCTCTATGACGCAGAAGCTACCGCCGAGGACATAGCCGACAATATCTATCAATATATGCGCAATGCTTTGGTGGATTCCATGTTTACTGCCCAGCTCCAGCCTCAGATTCAGGCCTGGTATGACAAATATACGGAATTTATGAAAGACGGTGCCATTGATACGGCCGAGCGCAAGACTCTGGACGAGATGATAGCCGAAATTCAGAAAGCCGGTGTCGACATTGTGGATGCGGCTAACAAGCTTTTCCCCACTCTTGATACGGGAGCCATCAACCGTGCGGAAGAAGCCGCCCAGGAAGCGGAGAACGCCCGTAATGAAGCTGAGCAGGAATGGGAGTCGTTCTCTGATGGTATTCTGAATTCCTTGTGCGATATAGAGGCCACAGCGGAGGATATTTCCGATGACATGAGCGAATACATGCGCAAGGCTTTGA